TGGACCTGCACCAGATGGTGGCAGACATCGCTGGCATCGACCGCAAGTCAGCGAAGGTGGTGAACCTCGGGATCATGTACGGCATGGGCAAGGGCAAGCTCGCCGCCCAGCTGGACATCTCCGAGCAGGAGGCGTCAGACCTACTGGCCACGCACCATCTCAAGGTCCCGTTCGTGAAGGGGCTTGCGGACATCGCGACCAAGCAGGCGACGGCCAACGGGCAGATACGCACCCTCCTCGGTCGGCGCTGCCGGTTCCACCTGTGGGAGCCTGCGTCGTTTGGCTACAAGAAGCCGCTGCCGTTCGACGAGGCGATGAAGGAGTACGGCTCGCCGCTGAGAAGAGCGTTTGTTTACAAGGCGTTAAACAAACTGATCCAAGGTTCGGCTGCCGATCAGACCAAGAAGGCCATGTTCGACTGCAACGAGGCTGGATTACTTCCTATGCTCACCGTCCACGATGAGTTATGCTTCTCTGTGGAGGGCGATGACCAAGCGCGGCGGATCAAGGACATCATGGAAAACGGGCTGTCAGACGTCTTGAAAGTCCCCTCCAAAGTAGACGTAGACCTCAAGGACAACTGGGGAGAAGTCGAGTGATCGAGAAAGATTTCAAGTCGCTGGGGTTCAAGGACATGCACCCCATGCAGATCGAGGCCCTCATGGACCTGATCAACATGACCATCAACCTCGCATCGCACACTGGCGACCACGAGGTCCTCGAGGACGTCGAGGCCTACTGCGACGAACTGGTCAAGATCTTCGGCGGCAACGGCGTGAAGCTGACCATCGAGGTGGAAGTCTAGCCGCCCTGCAGGCGGGCAGCGATCTGTGCGTTGGCTGCCTGCTCGACAGGGTTGTCCCCCAACAGTGCAGGGTTCACGGGCCCCGGTGCGCGGGGCTGGAACTGCGGCATGACTGCGCCCTGCTGACGGAACGGGTTGATGAACCGCTGCTCAGGGGCGGGCGTCGGCGCGGGAGCCTGCTGACGGAACGGGTTGATGAACCGAGGCGTCGGCGCAGGTGCAGGTTCCGAGGGCCGAGATGGGTACTCCATGGCAGGAACTTCCAGAAGCGGCTGCCGCCGGAGGATGCTCTGCAGTTCTCGGATCTCGCGACGTGGGAACTTGTCCAGCGTGCCAGCGTTGCGCA